TGATCGAATTAATAAGGAAGGACTGAAAATTCAAAAAGACTTCTCGCTGGACAAAACCTTAGATAAACTCTTACCTCTAATAGATGAATAATGCCTACTTACATATTCCAACATCCCTCCACTGGAGATACTAAGGAAATTTCGCAGAGAATTTCTGACGCTCACGAATACATTGATGATAGCGGGATTCAATGGAATCGCGTGTTCACTGTTCCCCACGCGAGTATTCCCAGTTTGACCCGAATAGACGCTGGTTCAGAACAGGACTTCATGAATAAAACTCAAGGCCTAGACGGTACATGCGGTGATCTTTTCGACCTCTCTAATGAACTCAGCACAAAAAGAAAATCTCAGAGCAGCAACGGCAAGGACCCCGTTGAGCAACAGTTCTTCAAGAATTACTCAAAGGAGAGAAAGGGACTTAAGCATCAAAACGATACAACTGAACCCAAGTATACGCCCGACGCAGACGGAGTAATTGAAATATGAGATTTTCCATATTTACTCCTTCTCATAATCTAAAAAGGATTGACCGCACCATAAAAAGCGTAGCTAGTCAGTCTTTCAAGGACTTTGAGTGGATTATCTGTTTAAACAACGAGGGGACTAAAGACGTAGATGAATTGTCTAGTAAGCTCGAAAAGACTGATATTAATTTTAATATTTTTACTTGGAAGGGAGATACAGATAAGATCGGAGCCTTAAAAAAGGAATGCTGTAATAAGGCTAAAGGGGAGCTACTACTAGAATTGGATCACGATGATGAATTATCGCCCGATTGCCTTGAAGAAGTGGATAAAGCTCATACGGCTCATCAGGCGGATTTCTATTACTCGGACGACATAGACATAGTAGAGGAGACGGGTGAATCGATAGCCCCCTACTCAGAGGAGGGCGGCTGGAAATATTATACATGCCCTCGCTCAGGTATGATAGCTACCCGAGCTTTCTCACCTAGCCCTTTAGCTTTCGGGTATATCTGGTACGCTCCTAACCACGTAAGAGTCTGGCGCAAAGACTTCTACATCTCCATTAATGGTCACGATGAGTCTATGGACATCTTAGATGATCACGACCTCTTGGCTCGAACTTATATACACGGAAAAATTCACCACATAGAAAAGCCGCTTTACATTTATTGGCGTCATAATGAAAATACTTGCTATGGAGAAAAAAATGCCAAGATTCAAGATTTGACCAAGAGCCTCCACGATAAATACATACAGGACCTAGCGAGTAAGTGGAGCGATATAAATAGCCTCAAAAAAGTAGACCTATGCTGTCACCAGTATAAACAGGAGGGCTTTATAGGGGTTGATGGTTACCCCTATCCTAATGTCGATGTGGTTTACGATCTCGACAAGCCTTACTGGCCCTTTAAAGACGGAAGCGTGGGCATCTTCAGGATGCAAGACGCCATAGAGCACCTCAAGGACCCCATCCAAACGATGAAGGAGCTCTACAGATGTCTCGCCCCAAACGGCTGGGTACTCATTAATGTGCCCACCACGGACGGAAGGGGGGCATTTCAAGACCCAACCCATGTGACCTTTTGGAATAGCAACAGCTTTTGGTACTATACTAAAGCCCAACAAGCTCAGTTCATCAATACTCCTGTAAAATTTAAATTAGCTCGCATTGATAACTATTTCCCCTCTGAGTTCCATGAGACACATTGGATTAAGTATACGCGAGCCCATTTGATGAAGCTAGAAGATGGGGTCATACCTGCTGGCGGCAGAGAAATTTAATATACACTTTTTTCTCCCCGCTGGAAACTATTTTTCAGTAATCCTAGTTTTTTCTTTCTTTGGCGTAAAAAAAATGTAATTATATAAAGACTCTTAACGCTAATGAAATCCCCCAATTTACAAGTAAAAAAAAGAAACGGCAGACTAGAAACCTTAGATATCTCAAAAATTAACAGATGTGCTGAAAGAGCTTGCGAGAACTTAGACAATGTATCAGCCAGTGAGGTGGTCTTAGACGCTCACGTACAACTATATGAAAAAATCAGCACTAAAGAAATAGATCAAGCGTTAATCATGTCGGCTCGCCAGAAAATGGAAAAAGAGCCTAATTATTCCTACGTAGCCGCTAAACTTTTATTAGGCAATATACATAAGGAAGTATTCGGCATAAGTGTAGATAAAGACGCTTTTGATCACCAATATAGGCTGTCATTTATACAAAACATAAAGCTCTTAGTTCGAGAAGACATCTTAGACAAAAGGCTCCTAGATTTTGACTTAGAAAAACTTGCGTCAACACTAGAGCCAGGGAGAGACTTCAAGTTTAAATATCTAGGGTTACAAATTTTGCACGATAGGTACTTTCACAAGATTAACGGTAGAAGACTCGAATCTCCCCAGTCATTTTGGATGAGGGTTGCGATGGGTCTAGCCATAAATGAGGAAAATAAAAATGAAAAGGCTATTGAATTCTATAATACAATCTCTGAATTTTTGCTTTGTTGCTCTACTCCTACTCTGTTTAATAGTGGTGCTGTTCATAGCCAGCTTTCCAGTTGTTATCTTAACACTTTCGATGATTCTATCGACGGAATTTTCGAAGGGGCTTGGCAAGAAGCTAGAAAATCAAAATATGCAGGAGGATTAGGCTTCGATGTCACCAGTTTTCGTTCCTCTGGCTCTCACATCAAAGGGACGAACGGAACCTCTAGTGGTCTAGTGCCGTGGCTTAAAATCTACAACGACTTATTAGTAGCAGTTAACCAAGGGGGCAAGCGTCCTGGCGCAGGTTGCGCCTATCTGGAATCTTGGCATCTTGATATCGAAGACTTTTTAGAACTTAAGAAGAATACAGGAGACGAGCGTAGACGCTGCCACGACTTAAATACTGCCAATTGGCTCAGTAACCTTTTCTTAGAATACGTAAAAGATGGCAAAGATTGGTACTTATTCTCTCCAGCGGACACAAGAGACTTGCACGAATTGTATGGGGAAAAGTTCGATAAAAGATATAAAAAATACTGCAAAATGGCTGATGACGGAGAAATCAGCAACTTCAGGATAGTCAAGGCTAAGGACTTATGGAAAAAAATGCTCAGAGCCCTTTTCGAAACGGGTCATCCTTGGATGACGTTCAAAGATAACTCGAATCTCAGATACTCCAATAGCCACGAAGGGGTAATTCATAGCTCTAACCTATGCACTGAAATCTTCCTCCATACGAAGCCCTCTCTTTTCGAAGAGGGCAAAAAGTCAGAAGTTGGAGAAACGGCAGTATGCAACTTAAGCTCCGTCAACTTAAAGGAACATCTCCAAGAAGACGGTACTCTCGATTTTGTTCTATTATCTAAGACGATAGAAGTACAAATGAGAATGCTGGATAATGTTATTGATTTAAATTTTTACCCGACTGAAGAAGCTAAAAACTCCAACCTTAAACATCGTCCCGTAGGAGCAGGGACAATGGGCTGGCACGATGTCTTCCATTCCTACAACCTAGACTACTCGTCTGACGAAGCCGTAAAATTATCTGACGAATTATACGAGTTTATCTCTTATCATTGTATTCTAAATTCTAGCAAATTAGCGGAAGAAAAAGGGAGTTACTCTTCCTACGAAGGCTCTCTATGGAGCCAAGACTCTCTGCCTATCGACACCTACAAGGGGTTAATGAATTATATGGACAAAAAGCTCATAATTCACAGGGGTAAAAAATACGGACCCGATTTGGATTGGAAAACTGTTCGCGCTTCCATCTCGTCGAGTGGAATGAGAAACAGTAACACTATGGCAATTGCCCCCACTGCAACGATTTCTTATATCCAAGGGTGCTCACCTTCAATTGATCCTGATTTTTCTACTTTTTTTGTATACGAAAACAAAAGCGGCAACCTCTTTATCACTAATGAATGGTTCGTTAAAGAGTGCAAAAATTTAGGCATCTGGAATAGTAATTTCGTAGAAGCTCTAAAAATGGTAGACGGGGATGTAAATCTCTTAAGCGACGAAGTCCTGCCTCCTGACTTAAAGGCTAAATACAAAACTGCGTTCGATCAAGATCAATTTAAATTAATCGATTGTGCTGCCGCTAGACAAAAATGGATTGACATGGGGCAGTCCTTAAACCTTTTTAACAACTCGACTTCCCTCAAGTATTTAAATGATTTATATTTTCACGCTAAAGACCGTGGCCTTAAGAGTACTTATTATTTAAGAAATAAAAGCGCAAGCAAAATTGAAAAAGCTTCTAGCGGGCCCGTACCCGA